CTCGCAAAGTGATAAACACCGAGCTTTTTGCCAGCTGCCGCTGCTTGCTGATAATGCTGATCGCAGTTTGGGTTGACGTAGCCTGTCCCCTCCGTCGCCTTTATGATGACGAAATCTGCCGGGATTTTACCAGCGTCCAAGCCAGCCTGCCAGCTTGATATGTCAATTCCTTTCATTGACTCCCCTTTCTTATTACTTCTCTGCAGTCGCCAAGCGATTGCGGATAATATTTGCACCAATTCATCAAGCGGTCAATCACCGGATACCATCGCCAAATGACGATCGCTCCAGATAAAATCATCACTATCAGAATTGTCAAAAGTATGCGGGCGACCCATCGCCCGATCGAATGTTTGGTAGCCTTAATTCTCATGCCTCTATGATAGCACGGTCGGTATTCTCACGCTACCGTCGATTAGCTTCATCAAAATAAACAGCATTAAACCAATCACTAATATAACGATTGCGTTTGCCGCCCAATCCTTGAATTTTAGCCGCAGCGTAGCCATCATTGACTTGGATTCAGTCTCGGCCTTGTCTTCGAGCGCCTCGAGCCGTTCATTTATCTTATCGTGATCAGCCGAGTGCTTGTCGATGTAGTTTGTCAAAATTTCCGGCGTGACAAATTTCATACTGGCCATCTGTTTGGCCACCAAATCGACCGATTCTTCTATTTTCGCCACGGATTTTTTCGTATAATCCATGTCTGTTGACAGAATCGCCACTTTTTTGTCGATTTCATGAAGCAGTGCGTCGTTATCTGTTTTCTGTTTATCCATCGGTATAATTTTAGCATTTTGCGGCGCTTCTCTGCAAAGATTTAGCGCAATGTTGTAAATAAAGCTATACCGTTACTGGGAATGGATCATCGGTAATCCAGCTGGTTGTGCCGTACCACTCGTTGTAACTATCGTTGGCGACATATTCGATATGACCATCATCATAAAATCTTGCCGTAGCAATAGCCTTCAAAACTCTGTTGTTCCAACCTCCAAAAGTCATCAACGCACTGGTTTGTGGTGCAGAGATACTGAATCCTTTAGGTATTTTAGATTCTACTGCTGGCCCAGCGCCTGAACTGTGTTTCGCTCGCTCCTGCGTCCTAGGCAAAGCAGCTGTCGTATGTACATCAGCTATCACCACATTACCGCGACGAATATAGTCACAAAATAGCACGCCGACTGGCTCTCTCTTCATGATTGTCGGCTCTACATTAAAATTCACGCCCTCATCAGTTCCTGGGGCGAAATCTGGCGAGATAAAGACATCGCGTATCTCTAGGTTCTCTAGCGTTGTGCCGTTTATCATGTAAAGATAAACTATTGTTGATGTAGACGCTACAACAATGCCGAATCTGGTCGTTGGCGGCGTTCCTTGCTTAAATTGAACCCTCAGGCCGTTTGGGTAGCGACGGATATCGCCCTCTGGAACGGCAATCGCAGCTATTCCGTTGTCAAAATTGCTATAAGTCCAGTTTTCAGCCGGCGTTGTCCACCCGCTTGGCAAAACTCCGGTAAATTTGCCGATTGTAATCGATCGATTCTGCCCATCACGCACGATCGGTATAATGTCGTTCGCTCTGGTGCTTTCTACTGGCTGAAATTGACTTATTTTTTGCTGTCCTGGGTTCATCTCGCTGATTCCTTTCGTTAGCTTTATTATATCACTCTGATTCGCGTTCGCGGTTGTCCATATTGCGCTTCAAGTCTTGAATTCGCTTCGATAATCTCGGCCGTAGTATGTTGAATTTCAGTTCTGCGGTCTCGAGCTTCTGCGTGATGGCGACAATCTGCATTTCCGGCGCGTCCATCGTCGCACTGAAGCCCTGATATTGCGTCAGCTCGCCAAGATGAATATCCAACGCCTCATATTTTGGCGATGCGAACGTCGCTTCTCCCGAGAATACCGGCTTGCTGCCTCGCTGAATCTCACCCTCGACCACCAGCTTGGCGCTGGTCTCGTCTTTGTAGCGGCTGTCAGACAGCTTTTTGAAGCCACGGCGTATCTCGGCGATACTGCGGTCGTCTCGGCCGGCCACGACGAGGGTTTTGCCGTCTGCTTTTTCGCCGCCAATAAATATCACGTCGTTCACCAAATCCTCGATAGTCTTGACGAGTTTCGGTGTGCCGATGACGTTTTTGCCGCGCTGCAGCTTTCGCTTCACGGTTGTCGGCCTCGGGTGGGCGTGCACGATATTCTCGGCATAGTCGTAGTAGTAGTGCCAGTCGGCCGGCATCGATTTAAACACGGCAGCGATGGCTTCACTAATTGTCGTCACGTCATTAAAGCGAATAGTCACTTTGGTGCCG